AATGCCCGGCCCCGCCGGTCCCGCTGGTCCTGCTGGGCTTCCCGCAATGGGCCGCAAGGCCGGTGGCAAGGTCTACAAGTCCTACAAGGATCTTGATGCAGGTGCCGGTTCGGGCCTTGGTCGCCTAGAGAAGACTGAGATCCAGAAGCGCAAGGCGTAAGGATTTCGCAGGCAGCTCGGTACTGCCTGCGGATACGGGACGGCTGGTTTGACCCCCTCTACCAGCCGTCCCAATCACATCGAGGGGGAGCAAAGAGGGGTCTTATGCTGACGTTCAACACGCTTTTCGAGCGTGAATTGAAGAGATTAATCGAAGAAGCCATTGATCACCGGAAGGAAAACCTTTCCACCGGCTTGGCAACGATTGATTTCCCAACCTACAAGCACCAAGTAGGAATTATAACTGGTCTGCGCATGGCTCTTGAGTTGTGCGTCGAGGCGACGACGATCTGTAGCCGCAATGAGCGCGGCGGTAAGGAGGGGGACTATGTCTAACGTATCCGCACACCACAACATTACCATGAGCCACGAAGTTGACCCGAAGGATGCCCTGCTTAAGGAGCTGGGCGACATCTCCAAAATTGAGTTGATGAACACGCAAGTGCTTGTCGCCGTCTACATTCGCCCCGAGAAAACTAAGGGCGGCATCATCATGACGAGCAAGTCCCGCGACGAAGACCGATACCAATCCAAGGTTGGCCTTATCCTGAAGACCGGCCCGTCCGCATTCGTCGATGACAGCGGGAAGTGGTTCTCTGGCCTCGACCTAACGGCCGGGGATTGGATCGTTTTCCGCCCCAGCGACGGGTGGAACGTCACGGTGAACGGCGTCCTGTGCCGCATGTTCGATGACACGGCCGTCCGCATGCGTATTCCGCACCCCGACAACGTCTACTGAGGAAAAACCCATGTCAGACACCGAAAACAAGGTTGAAGACGACAAAAACGACGAAATTGAAGTCGTAGAAGTCGAAAAAGAGCCAGAAGTCTCCAAAAAGGAGGCTATTGAGCCCCAAGAAGGCATCCAAGAGCTTAAAATGAAGCTCGAACAGGAACGTGCGGCCCGAATTGAGGCCGAAAAGCAGGCCCGAGCGGCCTACAGCTCGGCCGCCGAGGCCAAAAACGAGGTGCAAGACACCAACTTGCAGCTTGTGCGCAACGCCATCGACACGGTGAAGCGCAACAACGACATCCTCAAGTACAATTACTCCGAGGCTATGTCGGTTGGCGACTACACCAAGGCCGCCGAGATCCAAGAGAACATGGGCATGAACTCCGCCAAGCTTATGGAGCTGGAGCGGGGACGTGCGCACATGGAGACGGCGCCCAAGATCGTCCCCGTGGAGCCGGTTCGCCGCTCCGACCCCGTGGAGGAGCTGGCGTCCCAGCTTTCCCCGCGCTCGGCGGACTGGGTGCGTCGCAATCCAAACTGCGTGACTGACCCGCGCATGTATCAGAAGATGATTGCGGCCCACAACATTGCCCTCGCCGACGGGTACGAGCCCGACAGCGATGACTACTTCGGCCAGATCGAGGACACGCTGAAGATCAGCAAGCGCGTCAACACGGACTATGACGACGACCCAACGTCGGGCGCCGCCAAGGTCACTCAGCGCCGCTCCGCGCCCCCGGCCGCCCCAGTCTCACGTGGTGGGACCGGGACCGGGTCGCGCCCCAACGAAGTGCGACTGACGCGGGAGGAAATTGACACCGCCCGCGACCTTGGGATGACCGAGAAGGACTACGCCCGCAACAAAATGCTCCTCAAGAAGGAGGGACGCCTGCAATGAACGCCAAGTTTCAACGAGTAATCGCCGAGAAATCAGCCATGTCCACAACCACAGAGCGTCCCCCCATGAGGCCTGAAATGCGTGAAGATGACCCGCGCGCCCGCGCCGCAGCCCGCGCCGCCCAAATCCGCGACCACATTGGCGGCGCAATGGACGAGGGGACGGACGAGTTCTACGTCCCCAAGAACCTCGTGCCGGACGGCTGGACCTACGAGTGGAAGCGCCACAAGATCTGGAACCAAGAGGACCCGTCCTACACGGTGCAGCTCCGCCGCGAGGGTTGGGATCCCGTGCCGCTTCACCGTGACGCCGAGCACGAGGCCATGATGCCCTCGAACTGGGAAGGCAACACCATCGAGCGCAAGGGCATGATCCTCATGGAGCGCCCGAAGGAAATCTCGGACGAGGTGCACCGCATCGACCAGCGCCGCGCCCGCGATCAGGTCCGCACGAAGGAGGCGCAGCTCGCCGGTACGCCCGACGGGACGCTGGACCGCGTCAAGCCAAGCATCAAGAAAAGCTTTGACATGCCGATCCCCGAGGATCTGTAAGGATTTTGCGGGCGTAACTCAGTGGTAGAGTGTCAGCCTTCCAAGCTGTTCGTCGCTGGTTCGAATCCAGTCGCCCGCTCCAATACCGTCTAAAGAAGGGGGCCTAATTGGTCCCCTTTTCTTTTGTTGCAATTGTGTATATGCTGCAACGTCAGGAACACATGTTGTTCTCCCCTCCCCCGGCGCGGAGGGTTCAAATACCCCCGGCTTCCGATTCGCCCCGGTGCGCGATGACGAGCTTTCCCGTAAAAAGGAGAACCCGTCATGGCGAACACTGCCGCCTATAACGGTTTTCAACAGTATAGCGGAACTGGCTCTGCCCCGACCTATGAACAGGTCGCGGTCCAGATCGCCTACAACGCCTCAGCCATCTTCTACGGCGACCCCGTAAACCCCGACGCCAACGGCTACGTCGTTGTCGGCGTGACGACTGCTGCGTCTGGCAATACCCAGATCGCGGGTATCTTCGTGGGCTGCCAGTACCTTTCGGTGTCGCAGAAGCGCACCGTGTGGTCGAACTACTGGCCCGGCTCCGATGTCGCCTCGACCAACGTCGTGACCGGCTACATCATCAATGATCCCAACGCCAAGTTCGTCGCCCAGTTTGGCAACGTCACCGTTGATCAGGGTTACGTGAACTCCAATGTTGGCTTCAACATCGGTTCAGGCAACACCGCCAACGGCATCTCGGGCGCCTATCTGGCCACCCTTGGCACCACCGACACCACGTTCCCCTTCAAGGTCGTGTCCCTTATCACTCAGCCCCCGGGCGTGAATGGTACGGATGCGGGTGCCTATCAGAAGGCTATCGTGGCGTTTAACTTTGTCACCACCAAGGCGCTTCCGGGCACCTAACAGGAGTAGAAAGTCATGGCTGTCAATCTTTCTGCCATTAAAGACCTTCTGCTCCCCGGCCTCCGGGGCGTTGAAGGACAGTACGAGCAGATTCCTGCCCAGTACGACAAGATCTTCACCAAGCACGACTCCAAGATGGCTTTGGAGCGCACCGCTGAGATGCGCTTCCTCGGCTACGCCCAGCTCAAGACCGAAGGCGGCCAGACCGCGTTCGATAACGGCGCTGGCGAACGCTACGTCTACAATCAGGAGCACACTGAGATCGGCCTCGGCTACGCGATCACTCGCAAGGCCATCGACGACAACCTCTACAAGAGCCAGTTTGCCCCGTCCAACCTCGGCCTGACGCAGTCTTTCCATCAGACCAAGGAAATCTACGGCGCGAACGTGCTGAACACCGCCACGACGTACAATGCGTCAATCGGCGGCGACGGCAAGTCTCTCGTGGCTACCGACCATCCGATTGATGGCGGCACGGTGTCCAACTCCACCACCAACGATCTGAACGAGAGCACTTTGCTTTCTGCGATGATCGCCATCCGCACGAACTTCAGGGATCAGGCTGGTCTCAAGATCTTCGCGCGCGGCCGTCGTCTGGTTATCCCGCCCGCTCTTGAGCCGGTGGCGATTCGCCTGACGAAGACCGAACTGCGTCCCGGCACTGCGGACAACGATGTCAATGCCATCATGAGCACTGCAGGGGGTCTCCCCGAGGGCTACATGGTCAATGACTTCCTGACCTCCGCCCGCGCTTGGTTCCTGTTGACAAACATTGATGGCCTTTCCTACATGGAACGTATCAAGTTTGAAACAGACATGCAGGTGGATTTTACAACTGATAATCTTCTCGTTAAAGGATACGAGAGATATTCGTTTGGCTATTATAACTTCCGTTCTATCTACGGAGCCTTCCCGTCCTAAAAACACTGGGGCGGGGCTTCGGTCCCGCCCTTTTTTCTAGGCAACCCGATCACGCAGACCGGCCTAGCGGACGCTGCACAGACGGCGTGATCTCATCGTGCAGGAGTACCCATCATGGGGATGACTACATTCACCGGCCCAATCACTGCGGGCGATATTCTCAATACCTCGGGCACCACGCTCGGGACCAACGTGACTA